TCTCGACCGGGTCGCCGACCCCGGTGTTAATCGTGACGGCGATCCCGCCGCCGGCTTGGACCGCTTCGGCGTAGGCGACGCCGGCTTGCGCTTCGTTCACTTGGCTCATGGCTTGAGCGACTGCGGTTTCGGCTTGTGTCACTGGGAGGGTCGGGGCGAGGGACTTGGTGACTTGTGAGGCGAGGCCGGCTTGGACGGAGGCGAGATCGGCGAGGGAGGCGTTCAGGCCGCCGACGGTGAAGCCTGCGGTGCCTTCGAGGATGGACTTGGTGACTTCGGCGCCTGCGGTGGGGCCGAGGCCGAGGAGCTGTGAGAGGCCGGCTTGTCCGAGTCCTTGTCCGAGGAGGGCTTTGAGGTTCGTTCCGAAGCTTTTGGCGTCTTCGATCTGCTTCGCGAACGCGGCCGTCGGGGTGACGCGGGCGGCGGTGGCGGTGGCAACGTTCTGCTCGGCTGTCGCGACGTCCTGTACGGCCTTCAGATAGGCGTTTAGATCGTCGCCTTGCTTGGCTATGTCGAGGTTGTCGTAGGCGCGGGAGCGGGCTTGTAGCGCCTCTGTGTAGGTCTGCTCGGAGGCGGTGGCGGTGGCGTAGGCGCCGGCGAGGGAAACGTCGAAAGAGTAGGCGAGGTTCTTTCCGAAATCAACGGCCTCTTGGCGGGCGTCGGCGAGGTTCTTTTGCATATCCTCGAGGAGGGTGCGGGCTTCTGAGAGCCGTTCGTTCGCGACCTCGACACCTTTGGCGAGGCTCTTTTGCAGGGTGTCGCCGGTGTCCTTCGTTTCCTTCCGCTGCTTCTTCTTCGCCTTTGTGTCCTTGTCGGAGGCTTTCGACGACCCGCCGATCCGCTTCGCGGCTTCCTTCTGAGCGTCAGCCTGATCGAGGATGACATCCGAAAAGCCTTTGTATTGGTCTTTCAGATAGCCGACTTGCCGATCCGCCCGGGCTGCGGCTTCCGCCTGATCTTCGAGAGCTGCGGCCGCGTTCGCCTGATTGGTGGCGGTGACGATGATGTTCGAGAGGGCTTGGTATTTGCCGGCGAGGGAGTCGACGTTTCCGCCGGTCTGATTAAGCCACCAATTCAGCGGAGAGAGACCTTGCGCGATGCCGACGCCAGTGATCGTAAACGCGAGGTCTTTTATCCCGCCGGCGAGGTTAAAGATGCTGGAGCCGAGGTCGGAGACGTCGCCTGAGTCGACGGCTTTTGCGAGGTCGAGCAGTTTTGTGGTGGCGTCGTCGACGGCGGGGAGGAGGAGGGTGCCGAGGGTTTCTTGCAGCTCGCCGAAGCGGATACCCAAGTTTTCGACACGCCCGGCCAATGTTTCGGTGGCCGCCTGCGCGGACCCGCCGAACTTGGCGGTGAGTTCGTCGGTGACTGCTGCGAAGCCGCGGGACTGTACCGCGGTCTCGTCGATCGTTATTCCGAGTCTGGTGAGCGCTCCGTAGTTGCCGTTATAGGCGCGGCCGAGGGCGGTGACGACCGAGCCGAGTTCGCGTTGTGCGCCGACCGAGACGTTCGCGGCGAGGGTGAGGAGGTTTTGGGCTTCGGATGCGGAGCCAGTGACGCGGACAAGTTGGGCGAGGGCGGGGCGGAGTTGGTCGTCGGTGATGTTCGTCGCCATCATCGTCGCCGTGATGTATTTCTCGACGCCGTCGATCTGGGCTTGCCGGGCGCCCGTTGTCGCCATGAGCTGCTGAGCGAGAAGAGCCTGCGACTTCTGATCGTCGAGGGCCGCCCGCACCGACGAGATCGCGAATTGGGCCGCCGCTGACCCGACGACACCGTAGGCGAGACTCGAGGCTTGCGCCCACTGCGCCTGCGCTTTACCGAACGCGGAGAGTTCGGCTTGTGCTTTCTTTAACTCCTTACGGAGAGGCGCCGACGTTCCCGTAATGGGAATCGAGATCGACTTGGAGCGGGCCATAACTACGAGAATACTCGTGTCGAGTAGACGTTGCCTTCCTTATCGGAAGCGATGCCGTATCGGATAATAAGGCCGCTGATGCGTTCGGCGTAGATAGAGGCGACCTCTCCGCGTCGCGGGTCGAGCGCGTCATAGATGAAAGGCTGCGGTTTAATGAGTCGTTTCGGCCAACCGAAGTGAATAGGCCCTGCGTAGGGGACGTCGGCGGAGCCGACGCGAACACGGCCGCCGGTGCGCACCGCAGCGGCTCGGATGCTTTTGGCGAGTTGCCCGGTGCGGAATGGCGCGATGCGTTTCGCGCCGTCGACGACAATCTCGGCGGCCTCGAAGTGCGTCGACTTCATTTCGTCTTTGAGGTCGTCGGAAAGGTCTCGCAGTGCTTTCTGCACTTCGCGGAGACCTTCGATTTCGGATTTCCCCATCCGGGTATCCGACTTCGAGACGCGGAAGCCGTAGGTGCCGCTAGCCATTAGAGGGGATGTCCATGTCGGCTAATGCCTCCCAGTCGTTGCGGGGTTTCCCGACAACGAAGCGAACGAGATGGTGCAGGATTTCGGGGGGTGTTTCGAGGAGTTCCCGCGGTGCGATCCCCGTCTTTAGAGCGAGGACGGCGAAGAGTTCGGCGGCTGCTCCTCCTGCGTAGGGTTTCCGTTGTCGTCGCCTTTGCCGTATTTGATGCCGGCGACGTCGTCGATCCACTTGTCGAAGGTTTCGCCGAGCGCAATCGCCTTACCTTTGAGGGCCGCATAGTAGGCGAGCTTATAATGCCAATGTTTCGGAGCGTCGTTGCTCCATAGTTGGTCGAATGTTCCGGTCTCTTTATCGGACTCGAAGGCATACTCGACCGACGGCCATACGGGGAATGTTCCCTCGCGGCCGTCCCTCTGTTGGACGGTCACTAGGAGCATGAGATTAGGCGACGGCCTTGACGAGTGTTCCGCCGGTGAACGAGACCGACATTGAAGCGAGATCGCCGACCGAACCGGCGACGGGCTGTGTCGCTGCAAGGAAAGCGCTCGAGAGTGTGTAGCTCGGGTTCGTCGCCGAAACTGCGGCCGAGGTCGGCTTCACGACGACGGTCGTGGTGGTGCCGATCAGGGCGTCGAGTGTGGCTGCCACCTTTGTCGCTGCGAAGTCCTGATTGAAGGTGATGTCGAGCGAGTTGTTCTGAAGGCCGCCGGTGAAGGTGTGGCCAGAGGAGCCCATCGCGGTTACTTCGACAGAATCCTTCTCGTAGTTCAGGGTGATCGAGGTGACGTAGGCGCTGAGGTCGACCGAGTTAACGGTGACCGAAGCATCTGTAAGTACGAATACGGCCACGGGTTACTCCTTTTCGGCCTTGTTGGATTTGGTTTCGCCGACGAGGTGGCCGGCCTCGACGAGTGCTTCGATGTTGCACCCTTCGAGTTCTTGATCGGTGATCGTGTCGCCGGGCTTCTTGCCGGCCACTAGATCCGATGCGACTTTGTAACTACCCATAGGCTTCGACCTCGTATCGGTAAGCGAAAAACTCTACGCCACCCATCGTAATAGAGATCGGGGTCGCGTTCGTGACTCTTACCGTAGAGACCGCACCATTCAGCGAGCGTACTGGTGAGCCGGCTTCGAGAGCGGTCTTCACTGAGCCCGCCCCGGTGCCGGCGAGAAGGGCGTCGAGTTCGTCTTGCCCTGAGCGTTCCGACATGCGGGAAACGACGACGTAGACCTCGAAGTCGTAGGCGTCGAGACCGCGTTGCATCGAGTCATCCCATCGGACGGAGACGTTGCCGATGATGCCGCACGGGGTCGGCGGTGCCGTGTCCGGGATGTAGTCGTAGACCTTGCGGACCGCGGTGATCGTATCGAGGAGGGTTGCGGCGTTCGCTCGAAGGGTCGAGATGTTCGCGCTCATGCGAGGACTTCGCGCCGGTAGGCGCGGACCATCGCCGCGATATCCCGGCCGAGCGGCGACATCCTGATCGCTCCCATTTCGGACAGACCGAGAACGCCACCAACGGAACTTTTCCGCTTGTAGAGATCAGCCGAAAGAATGAGACAAGCCTCAACGACGTCGTCAGGGACGGAAGGCCATCCCCATTTAGCGGTCACGCGGACACCGGGACGGAAGTTCCACGGATACGGGAAGAGGTACGCGCCGACCATCGTGAGAAGGGTGATCGGGCGACCCTCTGCGAGAGCGTTCAGAGGCTCGACGATGAAGTCGGTGTTATAGACGGCGGCCGTCGGATAGGTCCCGCCGCCTGAGGTATCCAGCGCTACGGCGAGGCTTGTGGTTGAGCCGATATCGTCGACAATGAGCGAGTAGGGGTCGTTCGTGCGGTAGTAGCGGGCCGTGGCCGCCGCGTCGAGGGAGAAGGTTCGGCCGGCGATCCGGTCAATGGAGCGGGAAGCGGCTTCGACGATCTGCTCGAGGAGGGCGTCCTCAGTTATATCCGCGACGGGGATGTCGAGGTATGCCTTCAGCTCGTTGAGGGTGACGTAGCCGTTAGTGATCGTCACTTCTTAGGCGCCTTCCTCGGTGCGGGTTTCTTCTTGGGGGTGGCGCCGCTCTGGGGTGACAGAGCCGAGGAGGTCTTCGTCGAAAGGAACTCCTCGCACCCCAGAGCGACTAACTGCGCGACAACCTGCTCCGCTCGATCTGTAAGACCGCGGCGGACGTATGCCTCTAGCTCTGCTTTATAGGCTCGGATTAGCGCGTCGTTCAGCATGGCGTCAGAGTTCACGGCCGCTCTGCACGACCGGGAACACTAGGCAAGGGGACTAGGCCCAGTTTGCGGTGATGAGGCCGGTGCCGGTGATCGCCGAGAACGCCGTCGGGTACTTGCCGGCGGTGTACGCCGAGAAGCCGAAGACGACGGTGCGGATGGCGATATTTCCGTCGGGCTGCTCGAAGCGGACGTAGAGCGGGTTCCCGCCCTGATCCTCCCAAATGTAGCTCTCACGGAAGTCACCGACGATGACCGCGGTCTCGTTGGTGCCGGTGCCGAGGTTCGTCGGGACGTTGGCATCTGCCACGACCGGGATGCCGAGGATCTGAAGGCCGCCGAGGTCGTAGCCGGGGCGGTCGAACGTGCCGGGGGCGTTAAATGGGTTGCCCGCGGTCGCGTTGAAGATCGGCCGGTTCGTGGTGTCGAGGGCGCGGAGCCAGCATCCGATGAGCGACGGGTGCGCGACGATGTGCGTCGCGTGACCGTAGAAGTCGCTCGAGATGTCCGAGATCGCTTCCACCAACTTGCCGAAAAACTCGCTCCAACTTGGTGAGGCGTCGGTATAAGTGACCGAACCGATGCCCGAGGTGTTGAGGATTCCGCGGTGTTCGCCGCTCGAGCCCGAGCCATTAACGGCGAGGCCGTCGAGCTTGGTCTGGTAGCTGCGCACTGCGTCGCCGAGGAGCTGCGTCTCAACGCCGGTGCCACGGAGGACGGCCTGCTTCGAGATGTCGAACATCGAAGCGACGGTGTTCACGTTGACGGTGAGGAGCGTGTCATCCGGGGACGATTCGGTCGGGGCGGTGTTCTCCGAAGCCTGAACGTACGAGGTGATTCCCGTCGTGAGGCGGCCGATGTTGACCGTCATACCCTGCGCGGGGAGTGCCGCGTTGGTCGAGATGTCCAGCGTCGGGCGACCCGCACGGCGGAGCGGCGCGAACTGGTCGACGAGGTACTGGGGGATGACAAGGCCGGCAAAGTTGCTCGAGCCAGAGTCACGCTTCTCGAGGCGGACCTCGTTCTGGTAGCGGGCGATGCGCTCCCGAGCTTCGTATGAGCCACCGAACTCGGCGGCCATAGCGTCGGCGAGGAAGTCGTTAGCCGAACGTGCGTGATAGGTGGGCTCTTCCGAGGTCACCTTGTAGCCGCCCTGACGGGTTTCGACCGGCGAAGCTGCTTCCAGCTTGGCGGCGATCTCAGCGTTCGCGGCGTTACGGCTCTCAATGTCGGCGATCTGGGAAATGCGCTCGTCGAGCTTCTCGACCTCGAGCTTGAGGGCTTGAATGTTGGCGAGTTCAATTTCGGTGATATCGCGGGCTTCGTCGACTGCCCGGTTCAGGGTCGCGTCGATCAGGCCGGTCTTTGCGCTGCGCTGCTCTTGCAGCTTGGCGAGAAATGCGTTCATGGTTTTTCTCCAGTAAAAGAAGGGCTTTTGGGGTTTCGAGGTGCCGTTCTTGGAGAGGTGCCGCGGTCGCGGGGTGTCTCGCTGCGGGGTGTCGCTGAGTTAAGAATAACGAACGGCGCGGAGTCGTGCGAGCATTTCCTCGACTTCTGCGATTCGGGAAAGGCGGCCGAGCGGGACGCCTCGAGCTTCGTAGTAGGCACGGATCTCTGGGTCATTTTCGTAGGCGGCGACAATGTCATACTCGCCCAGCCATTCGTCGATCTGCGGTTTCTTCGCATCTTGAGAGCCGACGAGATAGACATCGTCGAAACGGAGACCGGCATCTCTGAGCGCCTGCTCGGTTTCTTGGCGTTGCGATTCTCCACGGCCGCTAAGAACGTACACCTCGACGCCCGCCGCGTTGATCTCGTCGATCACTGAACGGATCGGTCGGGTGCCAGCCGACAGAACGGTGCCGTCGATATCAGTGACGATCAGCGGTTCCCCGCCGGCGACGCGCTCCAGCGCCCGGTCTTCGGATTCGGCGATGTTGAGGGCGGCGAGTTGGCGTTCGGCTTGGCCGCGGGTGCGGTGGCACCCTTCGATTTCGCCGTTTTCGTCTTTGACTACGGCGTACCCGGAGCATCCCGGGTTATTCGCCTCGATATGCCACGGCATCTAGGCGTCCGGAAGGAGCGTCGAGATAACATCCGTCCCGCTGACGACGATTCCGTAAAGCTTCTCGCCGGGTGGGAGTTGCATCACGACGGCACCGGCCGCCTTGTCGAGATAGAACCCAGTCGAAGAGGTGACGTTAGATCCACCGAGATAGATCGTTCCGTTTCCGATTGTGTGAAGGACGATCGTCCGGTTTGTGGAGTCTGAGTCGACGACGAGGGTGGGGCTTGTGGTGACGGTGTGCTGCTGGCCAATCATCGGCTGAACCCTTCTAAGATTTCTCTGGCCGCGTCGAGGTTCGGCGTGGTTGATTCTTCGCGTACTGATTCGACGAGGGCTTTCTCGCCGTATGCGCCGAACGTGACGAGTGAGACCTCGGCGAGGTGCGCACGGACACGCTCTACGACACCGTCGGCGCGACGGTTGTCTTTCAGGGGGACGAAGCCAACGGAGAATTGGTCGACGGCACCGTCGGCGACAAGCTCGAGAAGTTCGTCGCCGCGTTGCGTCTTGGAGACATAGAACTCTCCGTAGAGTCCGCGGGCTTCTTCTTTCAATAGTTGTCCGCGTCCTGCGGGGAGTTGTGAGGCGTCGTGTTGCGTGAGAAGTTTCACGCGGTGCGCGGCGCGTGTCACGGCCTGAAATGCACCGGGGAGGAAGACCTCGGTGAGCTGGCGGTTAATGCGCTGCTCGACGTTATACGGCACCACAATCCCGGCGACGATGCGTTCGGATGCGGTGCGACGTACCTCGAGGTCGATGTCGTAGGAACGGAGTTCAGTCATTGACGA